GCCGCGGCATTTTTTCAGCGGCAGCAGCAAGAGCTGCTAGAGGATTTGGACGATGCCTAGATGGTCCGATATGGCCTGGTGGCGTTTGCAGCGGCAGTTGTTCGCGCAGGAGATGACGGACGCCGTGATGGAAGTTCTGCTGATGGGCGGCGCTGAGGGAGCTAATCTGCTGCCGCCCGGGCTGGACGTGCTGGTTGATTGGGATGTGTTCAACCGGGACGCGTTAGAGTGGATGCGGCGCTACCTGGCTGTTGATCCGCTGCCGGGCACGGCCGAAGGTGGGGTCTACACGCTGAATCAGGTGCACGAGGTTTCGCGGCGACAGACGGTTGACGAAATTGAGTTCTGGATTCGCGAGGGGCAGGCGCTGCCGGTGCTGCAAAAGCGGCTGGAACCCATCTACGGCAAGAAGCGCGCCGAGCAGATCGCCGTCACGGAAGTGACGCGGGTGTACAGCGAAGGCAATCACATGGCGTGGAAGTCCAGCGGCGTGGTGAGCGGCCTGCGCTGGATGACGGCTAGAGACGAGAGGGTGTGTCCGATCTGTGGGAGCCTGCACAATACGATTGTGGACATTGACGGCGGCTGGACGTTCACGCCGGAGATGCTGGCGCAGAATCCGGAGCTTGAGCGCGCGCTGCGCAATCCGCAGTCGATACGGCGGCCGCCAGCGCACGTAGGTTGCCGGTGCTGGCTTCAACCTGTCATATTCGAGGCATACGACCAGGCAGACCTGGAAAAGCAACGGTGGGGCAAAAATGCCGGTTAGCGTGACGATTAAGACGAATCCGCCGGATCTGTTTGAGCGGTTCGGGAGATACCCGAATGAACTTGATAAAGAGGTTGAGACGGCCATGGCTAAGGCGATGCTGCACATGCAAGGCAGCGTGCCCGCGTATCCGTCACAAAATCCGATGAGCGGTTACGCGCGCACGGGCACGCTGGGGCGCTCGATTGGCATAGACGGCAACAAGGCGGAGGTGTACAGCGTCAAGCGTATCGGGCCGGGCAACTATGAGGGGCGCATCGGCACGCGCGTCTATTATGCGCAGTACGTCATTGGCGAGGGCACGCAGGCGCGCAAGGTTTTGCAATCCGCGCCGTGGTGGAACATGAAGGATGTGGCAGAGGCGGCGCAAGAGGGTATTGTGCGCATCTTCGAGGGCATGGCCGAAAAGTTGGCGAGCTGGTTGGATGGGTGATGAATGAGCGAGAGTGAAAGCGAGTTCAGTGCGCAGGAGAAGGCGGCGCGCGTGGTCTGGCGCCTGGCGCATGGCGACGGGGTGACGGTGCGTGACGTGGCCGACGACATGTGTATTACGCGACAAGGCGCTTATCGTCTGCTGTGCACGGTGAGCCGTGTGGTGCCGATCACGCCGGATTCAAGCGGCGTGTGGCGCAGGTTCGACAGTTCGTAACGTGTAAACGGCACGTTGTCACCTATACCGTATTCTGAAGCTGTGGGGCTATCCCTACAGCTTTTTTGTTGGGGTAAGGGTATGGAAACAACCTATTTGCTAGACAGCTACGTTTTCACGCAGGCCGGTGAACCTTTCCGGCTGTTTCCGTTTGGGCAGCTGGTGAAAGACGGTAAGGTGCGGCAAATAACGCGTGAGCTTGCGGCGATGTTCAGGCTACCGCATTTTCGCCCGCCGATTAAGCTGGGGAGCCACAAAGACGAGACGCGCGCCGGTGGTCACATTGTTGGTCTTGAAGTGCGCGATGATGGTCTTTATGCCATTCCCGAATTCACCGACGAAGGGCGGGCCGCGCTGGAGCGCGGCGATTACCGCTATCACAGCCCGGAGATTATCTGGGAAGGGTGGCTTGAGGACCCGACAACGGGCGATCCGATTGAGGGGCCGTTGATTATTGGTGATGCGCTGCTACATACGCCGCATTTGGGCGAGGCGGCGGCGCTCTATTCAGTCGAGATAGGAGAAGGAACTATGACGACACATGATGACATGGTTTCGGTCTCCCTGCTGGAGCGGCTTCGCGAGTTTTTTGCGGCTCCGCAATATAAGCAGGAGCCGGAGCCGCAAGTTGAGCAGCAGAATCTTGCCGCCGATTCGGTTGAGGTGGAGACGTTCGCAGCTGAGTACCAGGCGGCGCAGGCGCGAGTTGAGCAGTTGACGGCGCAATTGGCCGAGGTGCAGCAGGCACAGGCGCGCGGCGAGCGCATTGCGCACTTTGCGGTGGAGTTGGCCGCGCTGGGCGATGTCGAGCTTTGCGAGACGCTGGCTGATTTGCCGGAAGATGCTGCCGAGATGTTGACGGCCAGATTCAAGGCGCTGATGGCACAGGCCGAAGCGTCCGGGTTGACGGCCGATGTGGGTGATGCCGGTGTTGACGTGCCGGGCACGCCTGCCGACAGATTCAATGCTGCAGTTGATGCAGAGGTTGAGAAGGGCACGGATCGCATGACGGCCGTGCGCAAGGTCCTGGCTGAGCAGCCGGACATTTTGAAGGAGTAGAAAGATGGCAAATATGGGGCAAGTTATCCATATTCCCGGTCTGGTTGCGGGGGCTTCCCTGACTGCCCAGCAGTACAAGGCAGTCAAGTTTGCCAGCACGGCCGGTGAAGTGATCGCAGCGTCAGCCGTTGGCGGCGCGAATATCGGCATTTTGCTGAATGATCCAGCAGATGGGCAGGCGGCCGAGATTGCCGGTGCGGGAAGTATTGTCCCGGCGATTGCGGCAACGTCCACAATTGCGCAGGGCAACTATGTTGCACCGAACAGCACCGGATTGATCAATACGTCTGTGCAGAAGTTCGGCATCGCCCTGGAAGCTTCCGGCGCGGTTGGCGACATCATCACCGTTCAGGTGCTGGTCTTTTAGCGGGGGTTGAGGAGTAAGAGATGGCACTACCTACAGTGAATGATGTTCAAGCGGTTGATCCGGTATTGCAAAATATGCTTGTGGCATATGCGCAGGCCGAAACCCGCTTTGTGGCGTTGCGCGCTTTCCCGGCGATGTCCGTGGACAAGGACAGCGGCACGTATTATCTGTTCGACAAGAAGTACTGGTTCCAGGATGGCCTGCAAGAGCGTGCGCCTGGTTCGCACTTTGCGCGCGCCGGGTTCGGGGTGAGCACGGCGACCTACGTCACGCAGCAATGGGCGCGTGAGTTCCCGATTCCTGATGAAGTGAGCGCCAATGCACAGTTCGACTACGACCTGGCTCGCGCCGGGGTTGAATGGCTGGCGCAGCAGTCGTTCATTCGCAAAGAACGCGCTTTCGCGGCTGACTTCATGGTGACGGGCGTGTGGAGCACGACTAACACCACGGACACGGACTGGGATGACTCCGGCGGCGTGCCGGTGACGAACGTGCGCACGGCCGGCCGCACCATTAGCGCGGCTACGGGTTACAGCCCGAACAAGCTGATCGTTGGCGAAATCGTCTATGACGCGCTGTTGGTGAACGCGCAGATCGCTGGGCGTTTGCAGTACAGCACGCAGATGACCATGGCCACGGTTGAGAATGTCCTGGCCGCCGTGCTGGGCGTTGACGAGATCCTCGTCTCTCGCGGCAGCTATAACAGCGCCAACGAGGGGCAGACCGCTTCTATGGCGGCGATCATCGACGACGACGCGCTGTTGATTTACTCGGCTGAATCGGCCAACGCCTTGACTGCCACGGCGGGTAAGACGTTTGTCTGGAACCCGGGCGGCGGCGCCGGAGCGCAGAGCCAGTACCGTGATGACACGGTTGACAGCACGATTGTCAAGCACAAGGAACAATGGGATCAGAAGGTTGTCGCGGCTGATCTCGGCTATCTGTGGACTGACATCGTTTAAGACGGATAGCGTGCCAGGTGAGGCAAGGCGGTGCGGTAATGACCCCCCGCCGCCCTGCCTTGCCTGTCTCGCTAGGGGGTCATTGAATGCAAGAGTTTGACGGCAGCTGTTACATCGGCGTGGTTGGATCGGACATGATTCCTACGCTGGCGGCAACGAGTATTGTCAGCATCACCACGAGAGCCGGGGACAGCGGCCCGA